GCCAAGGCCAAGAGCAAGACGATCCGTCGCCGTCGCGATAGGGCGACAACGACCGTTCCGGATGGATGGGTGTGGACAACGGCGACTACCTCGCCCGAGCGGCACCGGTGAACGCGATCCTGGTCCTCATCGTGGGGATCATCCTGATCGTGGCCGTCGGCTTGGTCATCGAGGGTCGCCGCAAGTGAGCAAGATCGTCGTTCTCACGGACCGAACCGGCTACTACGAGTTCGACGAGCCGGTTCCGCAGTCATACGCCGCGATCATGCAGCGCGAGTTCCGCAAGATGCCGTGGCCGCCAATGAAGGGCCTGCTGATCTGGGGCGAACCCGTGGAGATCGAGGACCGCCGACCGGCTGAGCCGACCGTGAGACGCATTGACATCGACATGGGGCCGCGCTCACCCGAAGGATCGGACAAGGAATGAGCCAGTTCGGCCCGTATCCCGCGACGACGCTCTCCTGGCACGACGGCGACACGGGCCGGTTCGACATCGACTTCGGCTTCGCGTTGCATCTCGTCGGAGACCCGGCCTGTCGGGTGTACGGCATCAACGCGCCGGAACTGGCGACGCCTGAGGGTAAGCTCGCCCTTGCTCACGTCCTCGAGCTATGCCCGGTCGGCACGCCCGTCACCGTCACCTCGCATCACTGGGACAAGTACGGCGGCCGTTATGACGGATCAATCACGCTGCCCGATGGCCGCGACCTCGCGGCAACGATGGTGGCGGACGGCTTCGCGGTGGTGTACCTGCTGTGAGGTGTTCCCGCTGCTCTCACCCCGCGCTGATGCACTCCGTCTCGCCTGACGGCTACCACTGCCGGGTCTGCCATTGTCGGAGGCGCTTCCTCCGGTGAGTGGGCGTCGGGTCCCCTCCCCGGATCATCCGGAGGAGCCTCGACGTAATGCGATGACACGGGCTAAAAAGGCCCTGTTCCTCGAAGTGTTTCCAGCCGAGGGTACGGTGACCCATGCCGCCGCTCGGGTGGGCATCGCTCCGGTCACTCACTACCGCTGGTTGAAGGACGACCCCGAATACGTTGCTGCATTCCACGAGGCCGAGATCGCCGCGTTCGATAACATGGAGCGTGAGGCTAGGCGTCGGGCGGTCGAGGGCACGGACGAACCTGTGTACCAAGGCGGCAAACTAGTCGGGCACATCCGGAAGTTCAGCGATACGCTTCTGATCTTCCTCATGAAGGGTGCCAACCCGTCGAAATATCGTGAGCGGGTGGATGTGACCTTGGACGTTCGTCATGCCGTGGAGCGCCTGACCACCGATCCGCTGGAACGTGAGGCGGCGATGGCCGAGGTGGAGCGCATCCTTGCCGAGGCTCGGACGTGATCCAGTACGCCCCGGCCGATCAGGTGGCGGCCCTTGCGATCGCCCGCGTCCGTGCTCAGAACGCCGTTGTTCGTCGGCCCCTGTTCCCTCATCAGATCGCCCCACCGCAGCCGTGGGATATCTGGTTGCTCCTCGGAGGTCGTGGTGCCGGCAAGACCGAAGCCGGCGCTCGCTACGTCAACGACCACGCCAACGGCCCGGCGTGCATCGACGGCTCCGTGCCTCATCGGATGGCGATCGTGGCTCCGTCCCACGATGACGCGGTGAACACCTGCGTCCGGGGCGAGACGGGGCTGCTCCAAACCAACCCCTCGATCCGCTTCCATCCGGGTGCCGCGCTGATGGCGGACCTGACGTGGCGGAACGGCTCCGAGGCGGCGCTGTTCGGGACCTTCGCTCCAGAGGACGTGGAGCGCTTCCGCGGCCCGCAGCATTGCCTGATCTGGGGTGACGAGTTCGCGGCGTGGCGGAAGCTCGACGAGAGTTGGGACATGATCCAGTTCGGGCTCCGGCTGGGACCGCATCCACACATGGTCCTCACCACCACCCCGAAGCGGCGGGCCAAGCTGCGTGAGGTCATCGCATCCCCGACCACGATCATCAGCCACGCTCGGACCGACGATAATCCGGGCCTCCCTCCGGATCGACGGGCTGCCCTGTACGCGATGTACGGCGGGACGATGCTCGGCCGCCAGGAGCTCGACGCGGAGCTGATCGAGGACGTGGCCGGCGCCCTGTGGAAGCGCGAGACGATCCGGTACCAGAAGATCGCGCTCCGACCCACCAAGGACGGCTGGGTCTCCGACGCGACGCGGATCGTGATCGCGATCGATCCCGCTGTCACCTCGGGCGAGGACAGCGACGAGACGGGCATCGTCGTGGACGCGATGGGAGCCGATGGCTTCGGCTACACCCTCGCGGACCTGTCTGGCCGGATGGCACCGATCGACTGGGCCAAGCGGGCCGTGACGGCGTACCGCGACTTCGGAGCGGACCGGATCGTGGCCGAGGCGAACAACGGCGGCGATCTCGTTTCGACCGTCATCCGGCAGGTGGACCCGAAGGTGCCGGTGACGCTCGTTCACGCCTCACGGGGCAAGCGCACCCGTGCCGAGCCCGTGGCAGCGCTGTACGAACAGGGCAAGTGGCTCCACGTCGAGCCGTTTCCCGCCCTCGAGGACCAGATGTGCTCCTACACCGGGGCCAACGGCGAGGACTCCCCGGACCGCATGGACGCCCACGTCTGGGGCGTCTCGGAGCTGATGGGCATCACCGTTGGTCAGCCCAACTCCTGGTCATCGAGCGCGTGGGGAGCGTCGTCGTGACGCTACTTCTTCGGAACGGGCCGCGATCCACGGCTGTTGAAGCGCGAAACGGTCGTCAGTTCGGGCCGCCGAGTGAAGTCCGGGGATGGCGTGTTCGTGGTGCCGTCAGGGAAGACGCCTCCGGTATCTTTGCGGACCAACTCCAGCGGGTCGGTTCCGACGCTGACAACGCTCGGCTGCCAGACGCCGAGGATTTGGTAGTTGCCGTCACTGTCGCGTCGCGACACTTGGATCGCCTCCCCCACTTCGGGGATCGAGTCGCGGAACTTGCGAAGGCTGATGGTGCGCATTCGGTACCTCCTGTGGGCCGCTTGGTACTCGAATGGTACCAAGCGTGACCAGCGAGTGGGACGGCACCGCATGGGGCGGCACCGCCATCGCTCCGAGCCTTCTGCCGATCCCCCACGACGGACCAGCGGAGGTGGCCAAGGCTGCGACGGGCTGGCAGCCGTTCTTCAACGGCGTCAACCCGATGATGCGCGACGCCAACCGGACGCCACAGAAGCTGATGCGCGAGGCGCAGACGCTCTACTGGCAGTCCCGCTGGATCGGAGTGGCCGAGCGGACGATCACCCGCAAGGTGGCCGCGCTTCCGAGGCACATCGAGGACGCCGACGCGGCCGAGGTCGACGACGCGACGCCGAACCCTGAGCTGAAACGCATCCGGGACCTGTTCGAGAAGCCCCAAGCCGCCCTACCTCCGAACCAACGCCAGCCGGGCCTCTCGACGGGCCGCAACCTCGTCTCGATCATCAGCCGCCACATGGGCCTGTGCGGGCTCTCGTACGTTCACCCCGACCAGATGGACCAGAACGGCCTCCCGCTTGCGCTGCTCTACGTCAACCCGGCGCGGGTCTGGCCCAAGGCCACCGACTCGGGACAGCTCGTGGGCTACCTCCTGGATTCGGACGACGGAGGGCAGACCGGCATCCCGTTCCGGCCCGACGAGCTGATCCCGTTCTACCTCGAGGTCCCGGACTGGTCGACGGACGCGATGGGCCTCGTGATCGCCGCGGCGATGCAGGCGCGGATCATCGCTGCGGGCGACTACCACACGCTCTCGGTCCTCTCGACCGGAGGCCGCATCGCGGGACTCGTCTCGCCCAAGGACGGCTACGTCGACGACGGGGAGAAGTTCGCCCAGATGGAGCGCGACTTCCGGAACGTCAACGAGGCGCCCGACGCGGCCAAGCGGATGACGATCATCCGCGGCGCGGTGGACTTCAACCAGCTCGCCGCGAATCCGGCCGACCTGACCCTGACCGACCTGCTCCACGCGAACCGCGACGACACGCTCGTCATCTGGGGCGTTCCGCCGTCCCAAGCCGGTGTCCCTGAGGTACGGGGGATGAACTCGGGCGAGGCCGGCAAGCACGAATACGAGGTGCTGATGACCGGGCCGGTCCACGACCGGGTGTCGGCCATCACCGAGACGTTCCAGTTCGACCTACTGGACCGCTGGCAGGCGATCGGGCTCAATCCCCAGCTCGTCATCGAGGAACCGAGCTTCGACGACCAGGGGCCGGCGTACGAGATCGCGTCGAAGGCGCTCAACCTGCCGCTCACGGTGAACGAGAAGCGCGAGATCGTCGGCCTCGATCCGCTGCCGGAGTACGGTCCAGACGGTGACCCGTTGGGGCTCGCGATCCTGCTGCCGACGCTCATCACCGTCTGGGGCCAAGGACCGGAGGAGGACGCCGGGCCGGATGATCCGTTCCCGAACGCCCCGATCCCGCCGCCGCCTCCGACGCCGGTTCCGGTGTCACCCATCGCACCTACACCCCAGCTCGGGCCGGGGCCGATTCCGCCCGCCGCCAAGGCCGGCTTGGGTCTGCGGAACGCGGTGGACACGCGGATCATGCCCACCGTCCGCAAGGCGATGGCGGGATTCCTCGCCACCCAGCGGGCGGATATCGCGGCCCGCCTCCGCAAGGCCACCCCGCGCCAGCTCAAGGACGAGACGTACTGGTGGGGCAACTGGGACCCGAAGCTCGCCAAGGTGCTCGGTCCCCATCTCGCGGGGATCGCCCAGACGGTCACCGCACGGGCCAAGGACGTGTTCGCCAAGGCGTCCTTCGAGTCCGAGGTGGAGCAGTTCATTCTCGACCAGACGGGCCTCCGGATCACGGGCATCAACGGCACGACCCGCGATGCGGTCCGGGGCATCATCGCGTCGGGGATCAGCGACGGACTGACCGCGCAGGACATTGCCGACTCGATCGAGACGCTGCCGGCGTTCGACGAGGCGCGAGCGGAACTCGTTGCTCGAACCGAGACGGGCTACGCCTACAACTCCGCGTCGGTCCGGTCATACCGCGAGTACGGCGTCGAGAAGGTCCAGATCTTCGACGGCGACGGCGATCCGATCTGCGCCGATGCGCTGGCACGGAACGGCGGCATCTGGACGGTGGATGAGGCCGAATCCGATCCCTTGGGGCACCCCAACTGCACCCGCGACTTCGCCCCGTACTTCGAGGAGAAGGCCGACCCGATGATGGAGGTCGCCAAGGCGATGCTGGCAGTGGCGGGAAGGGAGCAACCCGTCCCCATCGTCAACGTCGCAGCGCCCGAGGTGACCGTGTATCCGCCGACCCTGACGCTTGAGCGGGGCGCGGTGGAGGTCAACATGCCCGAACCCCGCCCGGTGACGCGGAAGCTCCTCCGTGACGCCGAAGGGCGTATCTCCGGCTCCGAGGAAGTGGCCTGATGGCGAACGCGCTGCACCTTTCGAACGCCACCGTGAACGCGGAAGCCGATGCGCTCGCGCGCTTGCTGGACAACGGCTACGTCCGCATCTACTCGGGCACCCAACCCGCCACGGCGGATACCGCGTTGTCGGGGAACACGTTGCTCGCGGAGCTGCGGGCCAACGCCACCTCGGCTCCTGCTGCGGTGGCAGGGGTCCTCACGTTCAACGCCGTCACCTCCGATACCTCCAACGATGCCACCGGCACTGCCACGTTCTTCCGGGCGTTCAAATCCGACGGCACGAGCGTCGTGATGGAC